ATTAGTTTCCTTCTTTCGTAGTTGATATTTCTGATACTACCATGTCGTACTGACAATCGCAGGGTTCTGAGTAATCAAATGAGCAGAAATAGCAACCCATCATTTCATCGCATACACGGCACTGATACTTAAACTGTACTTCATCGCAACAATAATGAGATATATCCCAAATTAAGTAGTGATCTGTCTTATCTATAACTGTAGCCATAGGGGGTAACCTTCTTTCTTTTTCTTTATACTGTAAGCCTACCATGGGTCACTGACATTTTTCTACGACACGCCGTAAACTGGGAAAATATTTCGGTGTGTTTAATCTCACATCGTAAATCACCCTGTGTATAAGCTGTGGATAACCCCGGGCCCACTTTCACTGGGTTATAAATAAAATTATAAGAAAAATAAAAAGATATAACCAATGGTTCATTTTATTATTTCTTAGTGGCAGAAAAAATAATATCACTCTTAGAATAAACGCAAAGTGAACATGACACGCATGCAGATCCTGCAGCGCTAATCAATGGAATTTGTTTATTATTCTCAGGACATTTAGCAGCAGGCTTACCAATCATTTCTTTAAGATCTGCTTGACCTATAGCAAAATTCTTAGCAAGGTATGCCATACGGACCCCGCTATTAATTTTTAGATCAACAGCAGTTTTAACATTCTCACTATCAGCAGAAAAATACAGTGATAGGTTATCAATATCTTTTAGAATGAGAGCAGCAGATTTAACACGAGTGTAAACCCAGAATTGTACATCCGCATTAAGTTTAATTACATCGGACCATGCCGTAGTGTAAGTATCATTAAAGAAGTCACCGTCCCAATGGATACGAAATAGCATGGGCGCATTCTTTTTTACGCAATCAGCCTTAAAATCAGCAATCATTTCACCGATCAAATTAAGCATGGTTAAATAGTCTGCGTCTTTTAGCAGGGCCCAGTTATGAAGTAAGTTAACCTTTACGCTAGGGAATACCTTTTCTAGTTTTCCCGCATAACAGACACTCTCGCAAACAGACGTTGCGCCAGGACAAGAATAAGCCTTTCCAGCGGGTAGGCCGAAGGTATTGGCAATGGCTGCTTGCTTTCCATTTTTTGTGACAAGGTTAGCGACCTTTCTATCATTAGAACGTTTTAATTTCAGGGGATTAGTAGTCAAGACCTAGACTCATTTCTAATACCATATCTTCATGGGATACAGTATCTGCTAATTCATTTAGCCAGCAATAATCACACATAGGCATATGCTGATCAACAGCATTTTCATTACACTTAGGGCAGGTAGTTGCGTAGTATTCATCATAGAATTCATCGTTTTCAAATGTCATGGGGGCACGACCTTTCTTAGTTGTTGTTATCTTTTAATTCTAGCATAGCAGACTGACATTTTCTACCCTTGCGAGTATAAGTCTTTTTAGAAGGTACAGCAGAGGCAGCATTAGAACGGCGAAGTTCCATAAGTCTGCGTAATTCCTCAGCGGTTTTCTTAGTCATAAACTAATCTTAGCAGAATTGGGGAAAAATATCAAATAGACGTAAAGTGTTAAATATCACATGTGATCAATATCACAGGGGCCGGGCCGTGCTAGCAGTTTTAAATCTTGCTAAGGATTTTTATTTTACTTTTTTATTCGTTCAGTTCGCAAAGCAACTTGTAACCTGCGAATTTCTTTTTCTAATTGGATGTTGCGTTGCCAAAAAGCAATCATCATTGTAAGCGATCCAGCTAAAGCAATTACAATTGCGATTAGTGTTCCGTTATCTAAAATCAATTTGCCATCTCCAATTCTTTATAGCAAGCAATAGCAAATCTGTTTGCGTCAAATCTTTCGTTATCAGTTTCGAACATTAAAGAAAATTCATCTACCAAATCAGCAAATAAAATTTCTCCTTGCTCATCAAAAACAGATGTAGCAAAATAATTGCTAAGAATTTGAGCAGTAGCAACATAGTCTTTGCGAGTCATCATTTATTTAACCACCTTTAAAATAGCATAAGTGCCGTGTTCATTTACTTCAGCAAGTGCTGGCTCTAAAGCAGGCACTATAAATTTATGTAGCACTGATTCTAAAAGTTGAACTTGATCTAATTCGCTAAGTGCTAAGAATTGTTTTGCTACTGGATGAGTTTCGTCAAATTCTGTTACGAATTTTAGTGAGTGTTCGATTGCTATTGTCATTTTATTTCCTATTCGTTAGTTGGATTCGGGTGTATTAAATAATTGTATATCTTGGCACTGACAAGGCTCGACATGGTAGTCCTCGCCTGTACCAAAAAAGATTAAGCCAGTTGAGTAGCACTCATCGCAGGGGATTGTTAAAACTGAGTTTATCATTATCCACCTACCTTAACGGCGACAGTTGCCCAAAAGTTTTTGATTCCACGAGTTGAGCGAACTTCGATTGCGTATGCCTCGAACTCTGATCCGTACCAGACATCTGGGCGTGGTGTTGCGTATTGGATAACGCCTTCATCATGGCGATTGTGTGAGCGATAAGTCTTGCCGATTAGCAAGTCCTCGATTGAGTATGGTTTTGCTGACATTAGTTGTCACCTTTCTTTATTTCTTTAATTGTAGCGGATAGGACTGACAAAGCCTGAGCCTTGCTTGCGTTGCGTTGCGCCTGTATTAGCGCCTTATATTCCTCTAGTGTCATTTTTGACCTTTCATTTAATTGCTTACTATGTAAGTCTATACTATTAGACTGACAATATCAAATTAGAAATGCTAACAATTCGGACATTTCTTAAATTATTTTTGTGATCATTCTCACATTGGGAAAAATTATGTAACAATTTAATAACGATCTTAACTATTACGGCGTGTCGATTTGACTTTTGCGCCCGGGCCCTATTCTTTAGAAAGTAAATATAAAAAACGAAACGCAAAAAATAAAGTTAAGAAAAATAAAGCTCTGCCGTCAGTGAAAAAAGTTAAGTCCATTTTTTATTCTCCAATTCCGTTAAGCATTTTTTCTAATTCTAAAAGTTGTTCATTAGTTAAATGATCTAATTGTATTGCGTTAGCAAAATTAAAAATATCTTTACTCATTTTCTAATTCCTCATTTTCTCTAATAGCGTCCTCAAAATCCAAAAGCGATTGGTGATAAGCAACAGGGTCGCACTCTCGCAAAATCTGTGAGGCAGAAAAAGATAAGTTACCAATTTCAAAAGGCTTATACGATTCGTCTAGCATGTCATCAAACCATGATTTAATTTCAAAAGCGACATCAAAATCTAACATTATTTATCTCCTCTAATAGTTCCGTTAATTGATAATATGTCACACTCTACTTTTAGAGATGTGTTTTTGTTAAGGCGTGAAGGTAAGGCAGAAAGAAAATCAAGCACCTGTTGCTTAGAATAGAAAGGCATTTTCTTAGTGTTGCCGTTATATGAGGTTAGTGTAAGTGTTATCATTATTTTTTCTCCATTACTTTAATTATGACATCTAAATCTTTTTCGGTAAGCAATACGCTTGCGCTGCCCCATAGGGCTGCGTGTGCGAGTACGCCATGAGCCTCTTTTGCTAAGGCATAAGCCAAATCTCTTTTATCGTGGATACTCATTATTTACACTCCTGACATGTGAACTTAGTGAACTTTTTATCTTTAGCAAATACCTCTAAGTAATTATCATTACAGTTAGAGCATGCGATAAGTGCGGTAGAGGCTCTGCCGTATAGGTGAGGCTCTAGTACGGATAACAGGGCGTTATCTATAACCTCTTGAGTTTTTAGTATAGTCATATTATGACCACCTTTCTTTTTTGTTATTAAGGTAAGTTTAGCATTAGGGTCTGACATTTCTGCCCATATTGGCAGGGTATCTAATGTGATACTCATCACTCCCAACTCCTATTAGTAGCATAGGCGACATACTTAGAGGGAGTATATTCGATCTCTACTAGATTAGTTTCTAGAATTGTACCCGTTAAGGCTACAAGGTCTAGGTACTCATTAGCCTGTATCTCAGAATTAAAGATAACCCCTAAGCAGGTACTAAACTCTTTCATAAGAGGATATTTCGGATTTGTGTTTAACTCAACACGGAAGGATAATTTCCAACCTTTTTCTTTTAATGTAGTCATTTTGACCACCTTTCTTTATTTTCTTTATACTGTAAGTTTAACATAGGGGTCTGACATTTTCAGGGGTACAAACAGAACAATTCGGACATTGTGACATAGAACACATGTGAGGAATATCACAAGAACGGGGGAAATTATAACAATTACGTAACAATTTTATTTTTATCGGTGTGTCGACTTGACAAGGGCCCGGGATCTTTTTTGCTAATGAAAGATGTCCGTTTTATTAGCATTTGTCGTGTGAGGTTTATCACATAAATTTATTACACGATCACGGCGTGTCGTGTTGATTATGTCAGTGCCCCCTGCTATACTTGCCATATAACAACAACGAAAGGACATAAAAATGTCACTTACCCTATATCCCGTTAATCAGTACTATTTAACTGATAACACTCAATTTATCCATTGTGGCGAGATCCAATTCCGTCACTATTGCGATAAGCACTTTGAGGCTCAAGGTTGCTACTATTGCGAGTTTGACTACGCTCAGCCTTGCGAGTGTGACGAGTAACACATCGGACACGCCCCCAAAAGGGGTCAAAATGTCAGTACCCCCTGCTATACTTCCATTATACAAACTAACAAAGGACAGAAAATGAACCCATTTACAGCACTTATTGACTGGATCGACGATAACGCAGACTTCATGGCACCAGTAGGAGCCTTCATTGGCGTAGGTATCGCAATCGCACTATGTTTTATTAACGGGGGTAACTAAATGAATAAGTATGAACTAAGAGAAAAAGCCGTTACTTTGGCTAAAGAAAATTACGGTACAGATAAATACGCTGTACTATGGGGAGCAGCACAAACGTTCCTCACAGAAAAAGATCTACAAATTATTATTAGTGTATTGGAGAAAAAATAAATGATAAACGCAACATTGACAACAGTAGGCGGATCTACTAAGGGAATGAAATTCGACACTAAAGAAAATCTATTACAATTTATAGAATTGTTTGGAGATACTTTGCCATTAGGCACAGCGGTAAATATTGATGCGCCTCTTGCTGGAATTCACAGCGGTTGGATACAAGGTAAGTCTAAGAAAATCTAACAAAAAAGAAACGTGCTCACTATTTTTTAGTGTGTAGGTTTTTTTAAATCTGTATCATACACAACTACAAAATATTCAGATTTTAGCCAATTTGGTTTTTTAAAATTTTATTCAGAATTGTGCTACAATAAATCTATGAACAAAGACCACTATACTCCTTTAGACATTGCAAATGATGAACTTGATGCAGCTAATGATTTAATAGATGCAGCCAACCTTGCTAAAGAAAAATTAAATGGCAATCCTGAATAACCTTGAATACTCCTGGGATAAACCAGAACCACAATACGAATCTCTGGCTATGAAAATATTTTCAGATTTTTGTTGCAATGGATGTAGCTGTAAATCCGAATCAGACCATAACAAATAAGGTTTTAAGGTGCTTCGTATCTTCCATAATACTTATAGATCTCATATGGAATAACAGTCGAATCAACCCACCAGTCTTCATGGCCTATCTTGGCAACTAAAGAATATCCAAGGTTATTTAAAATCTCTCTTTGAGCATCACGCAGTGAGGCATTCTTGTAATTAATAACATACTCATGTTCGAAAGAAATCACGGTAAATCGATATCTGGATAATGGCAGGGCAATTAAACCATTCAATGGTGTTCCAATAGGAGCAAGAGGCCTTCCACCGTTATCCATAGGAGATTCAATGTCAATTTGAAGGTAGTCTATTTGCTTTGGAAAGTTATTTTCTTCAAAATACTTTAGATAATCAAATTTTGTAGCGTCTTGTAGCAAACAAGGGTTTTTTCGAACGGTATTGTAATCTTCGACATTTCTTTCGTCTAGATCAAAACCAACTCCAGTCCAATCATACTCAGTCTCCATCTTATAAGTAGTGTTTCCACCTATTGGACCTGCTGATCCCATCTCTACATAATATCCATTTTTCTTATATTCTAGGATGTCTAAAGCAAAAGTGTCTGAGGCTTGCATCACATTGCCTTTTCCTATCATGTATGTGTTAAGCTCTTGTCTGCTCATATTATTTATTTTATCTATACGTGGATCCATCATGTTCCTCTATTTCGCTAAAGAGTTCTTTATTTAAAAGAACTGGACTATCTTTTGATCCTCTTACAAAGGTTGTTGAAAAATATCGGGGTAAGTCATCAGTAACAGGCAAATTTTTATGCAATATATTCCCACCATGCATAACCAATGACCTGGCTTTAGGTTTATGAACTATGCCTAGCTCAGAATACTCTAGCTCTCCACCTTGGTACTCATCATTATAATATATACATATACCGTATCTAATATGATATGGTTCATCGTATAGCCAGTAATCCCTATGTTCCTGGATTGTTGCTCCTTGCCTATACCGTTGAAGTGCAACACCTCCTACATATAACAATGATTCAAATAGGTTATTGACTTGATCTTCT